ATAACTAATTTCTTATTATCTATAACTAATTTCTTATTATCTATAACTAATTTCTTATATTCTATTAAAATGTCATAGATTTCATTATCTTTATTTTTAAATAAAAATTTATAATCTATGATTTTTTCTATTTCTTCGATACTTTTATTATTTAATAACTCTATTATTAAATCATATGTTCTTATAAATAAACTATCTAATTTTATATTATAATTTTTTTGAATTAAATAAAACTCCATTTTAGGTAATCGTTTAAGATTATCACTAGGTCTAATCATTTCATTTATTAAATATCAATTATTTTTATATAAATAAAAAATGACATTGATTTAAAGAATATAAATCAGTAAATGAAGAAAATAGAAAGCATTCATAATAAAACGAAGGAATTAACTAATGAAGAACTTCCATTCAATCCCACCAATATTCTTCTTGAAGAAAAAGATTTAAAAGAATTCTTTAATAATAATGGACTAAATGATATTCAATTTAATAATTTAAATCTTTATAGAAATGCTTTTATTCACAAATCCTATTGTTCTATGAAAAATACTGATTTTATTTCAAGTAATTCAAAATGTCCTCCTAATTGTATCCCTCTTCAAGATGTTTCATATGAACGTTTAGAATTTTTAGGAGATGCTATTTTAAATCTCATTGTTGCTAATTATCTATATATGAGATTTCCTGAACAGAATGAAGGATTTCTATCAAAAATTAGAACAAGGATAGTTAATGGAAAAATGTTGGGATATTTAGCAGATAAAATAGGTTTTAATAAATTCGCTATAATTTCTAAACAAGTTGAAGAAGCAAATGGAAGAGATAATTATAAAATTATGGAAGATATATTTGAAGCATTCATAGGAGCTTTATATATAGATTTTCAAAATGTTAAAGATAATGTAATTCTTCCACCACATCTTCCCATATCTCCATTATCAGGTGCTGGATATTTTATAGCCGAATTATGGATAATATCTATCATAGAAAATCATATAGATTTTAGTGAATTAATTCTTCAAAAAACAAATTATAAAGATATGCTTGTTAATTATACTCAACAAACTTATCAATTTACACCAAAATTCTATGAATTAAATATAACAACAAAAGATAATACTAAAATCTTTAACTATTGTATAAAAGATAGAACAGGAGCGATTATAGCAACAGCGAAAGGATTTTCAAAAAAAGAAGCAGAGAATAATGTAAGTAAAGAAGCCCTTATTTATTATAGACAATTATAATCATTTAATTTTGGTTGAGTATTAATATTAAATTGGTTTTTTGCTTTTGTTTCAAAAAAGACTTTTTCCCATTCTTTAACATCAATTTCGCTTGAAGTATAAATACAATCCTTTTTAGATATATATGAAGATTTCAAATAATTGAGATTTTCAGGATTTTGTGAAACATGATTATTAAAATTCTGCGAAATTTGAATAAATTGTTTCTTATATAATAATTCATTTTCATCATTTAATCTTTTATTTAAGATGTTTAAATGATTACATAGAATATTTGCCGATTGTTCTTCTAAATTCATTCGTGTTTATTTATTAATAACAATTTTTTTATATTATTTATAATAATAAAGAATATATGCCTTTTTATAATTTAAATGATAATAGAACAAGTAATTATTTAAATCAAGTATATAAAACCCGTGATTGTATCTTCTTCTATTATTGGAATAGTTGCGGTCATTGTCATCAATTTAAACCAATCTTCTATAATGTTATTCAAGATTTAAAAGAAAATAACCAAGATTTTATGAATAATGCTCTAATATTTCAAATAGAATTGGATAATTTTGATTTAATACCTCTTGAATTTAGAGATATTCAAGCCTTTCCTTCCGTAATTGCTTATAGTAATGGTAAAAAAAGTAATGAATTTAAAGAACAACGAACAAAATCAAATTTAAGTAAATTTATATTAAGTTCTGTTGGAAAACCTTCAAAAACTCTAACTTCTTCAAAAAATAAGAAAGTAAAGAAATATACTTAAATATTATTTGTTGATAGTTATTAAAAATGGATAAAGAAATTGATGATATAATTAATGAAAATCCAGAACCAACCAAAGATGAATTAGATACATTTAAAAATCTCGTCGCTGAATGGTTTAAATATGATGATATTATTAGAAAATTAGTTGTAGCTTTAAAAGAACGTAAGACATTACAGAAAGCACTCAATTCAAAAATTGAAGACTTCATGTTTAAATATAAATATAATGATTTGAATACACAAAATGGAAGGATTAAGGCGACTATGAGAGAAACTCATAAGCCGATAAATATGAAGGAGATTAAGGATATTCTTGAAAATAATAAGGATTTAAAGGGCGAAGAATTATTAATTAAAATTTTTAGTAAAGAAGATAGACCATTAATAACGAAAAAAATAATTAAAAGAATTATTCCAAAAGTTTCATTATCTCTTGATATTTAAATCGTATTAAAATTACATAAATTTATTAAAAAATGATGATTTATTTTTATCAAACTAATTGTCCCATGACCTACATTAGCTTCTGTGGAGATTTGTGCGATGATGAGGATATCTATCCGTGCGTTCTTGAATACCTTATTGAGAATTGTCCGCATTATGCCCATCTTCGCGACAATCAGTCAAATGATTTTCGGTTGCGCTCGTTGGATGAGGTTGCCCTTGGGTGGGAAAAAAAGATGAAGATTTGAATTGGTCATGGGGAAAAAGTCCAAGTTAGTTTTTTGGACTTTTAGCCAAATAATTCATTATAATAATGACTTGTTGAATAATAAATATTTCTCAAATTATATTTTTTTATAAATTTAGAACATGAATTACATGGCTTAGAATTTTTTAAACAATTATCATAAATAGCAGGGGCAATTCTTACCACATATATATCACACAACTCTAATAATTTTTTATTATGAAACATTTGACTAATTGCCGAAACTTCCGCGTGAATACTATAATTATTATTCATATAATCACATATATAATTAAATCCAGAAGCAATTATCTTATTCTTATAGACGATTATAGCACCGTGTTTCTGGTTCATGTTGGATTGTTTAGCAACTTCGGCTGCCTTACGTAAAAATAAATGATGTTTTTTATTAACCTCCTTCAAATTTTCATCTTCACTTTCGGTTTGCTCTTGCCTCCGTTTATTAAACATCTTGATAAAAAGTGAATTAAAAAACTTAAATCATTTTTTTATGAAAATAATTTACTTATATATGATTTATAATTTTTCTTGTGATATAATTCAATGAATTTATTTTTTTTATATTGTTTCATGAATACTAAATGATTATGATGTAATTCCTCTTGATTTGGAGGATATTTTAAACACCAATCTATAAGAATATCTTTATCAATAACTTTATTAATTTTATAATTATATTCAAATGACATATACATTATAGAACGTGCGATAATTCCTCTACTTGCTTCTTCCGGAATAAATAATTTATGTTTATTTGAAATATAATTATCCGTATTATATAATTTCCTGAAATCATATAAATTTAATAAACTTTCATCTGTGAATTTGAAATTAGAACGACAATTATTAATCAAATTATTACATTTATAAATATTATGTAAATCATTAAAACTATGCTTATTCATATAACATTTTGGAAAAATATGTTCCAAACTCATAAAACCTTCATTAATTTTAATCGAATTTAAATTATATATCTCAGGCGATAATGAACATCTTAGAGAACTTATTAAACCAATCATTAAAATATTCATAAAAACTCTTAAACAATTAAATATCATTTTTTATTAGAATACATGATTTTAATATTAGTCGCCATCTTTCTTATAATTTTCCTCTTTTTCGTCGTCAATTCCATAATATGGATACGAAAAAAGAAAATAACAAATATAAATGATAAGATAATAGTTTATATAATTTACCTAAATTTTTTAATAATATCTGGATTATTATTATTTATTTCTTTCTATTAATTAGAAAAATGCCCACAACTCCAAAAAGCTTTTCATTAAGAACTTCTTTTAAACCTATATTATCAGCTTCAAGAAAAAGCATTAGTAAATCTAATGATGATACTACATCTATAATTGTAGCTATCGCAGTTTTACTTTTTATAATTATAGGAGGAACTATCATCTATAATTCATATAATCGTGAGAAATTCACTAATCCCCCAAATACCCTCGTCTATTTATATATGACTAATTGCGGACATTGTCAAGAATTTACCAAAACTTGGGAAGATATCGAAACGGATGTTAAATCTGGAAGTTATAATTTTCAAATGAAGAAATATAATTTAAATGATGATGAAGAAGCGAAGAAATTATCAACAAAAGAAAATATTAATTATGCTCCCGCTATTATTCTCGTAACTCCAAAGGCTAATTATATATATAATGGTAATAGAGAAAAAGCCTTAATTCTTAAATGGGTTGTTGATAATACAAAAGTTTAAATAATTATTATTAATAGAAATGATATATTTATTAATTTTATTATTAGTTATATCCATCATAACAAATATTATAATATCAAATTCTATAAATGAAAATTTTGGCGATGCTATCCCACCAACACCATTATTAATATATATTACTGATAATACAAATGATATATTAGATAAAACTTGGCCAAGTATTGAAACAGAAGTTGGATTAAAACCATTATATTATAAATTTAATACTAAAAAAATATTAAATAAAGATATTTCAAGTGATCAAGATGCTATTAATATTAGAAAAATTAATCCAAAAACACCATCAATAGCTTTTAAATATAATGATAAATATACTATATATAATTTACAACAAAATGATATAATATCTATATTAAATTGGGCTAATAATCAAATTCCATCATCATCAACTAAATAATTATCAATTTCTTTTTTCCTTTTATTTAATAATTATGAATAAAAATAAAATTAATCTTCACGATTTATACGAGATTAAAAAGAAAAAGGAATTGAGACCTCTAAATGTTTATAATCACATTCTTAATAATATTAATATTAGAATTAGAGAAATCGCCGAACATGGTGGAATGTCCTTTTATTATAAAGTTCCACCCGTTATTATTGGTCTCCCTCTCTATAATTATGATAATTGTATGAACCATCTTATTCAACAATTAAAAATGGCGGGATTATTTTCATCTCGACTTCCTTCACCAAATCAAAATCTCCTTTATATATCTTGGAAATTAGAAGATTTGTCGTCTAAAGCTAAATCCAGACTTTTATTAGAATAATCATTCATTTCCTTGAAACCTTGGAGAAAAAGATTATTTAAAATTTCTTCGCTAATTGATAAATCAATACATTCATCCGTTATATTAGATTTTAATATACTTTTTAGAGGAGAATTAGATATAAATAAAATATTCTTATGTTTTTTAAGTTTATTATAATAACATAAAGTATCCGTATTATTATATACCATATGTAATATATTCGTGAAATAATTAATAAATGATATTTCTTTCATTTCCATCTTACATTCATGTCTCGTATTTATTCCAACACCTAAAACAAACTCGCTATTAATATGATTAAATACCTCTATTGGAAAATTATTCGTTAAATATCCATCTATATAATATTTTCCATTTATTAATACCGGTTTCGATAATATTGGAAGACACATAGAAGCACTAACGGCATCTAATACAGATACCTCGGGATAATCATCCACATTAAAAATTACATTAGAACCAGTATTAACCTCAGTAACACTTATATATAAATTTATTCCTGTTTTTTTTGTTAAATCAAGAAATGTAATATCATCTTGATTATATTTCTCTTTTAAATATTCCCTGATTTCATTTAAATAATCGCGCGAATTATTCATACCATATTCATTAATTAAATTCATGAAATTAATTGGATAAACTTTCGTAAGATCACTTTTCATAATTCTATAAATAATTTCTTCCAATTTATCTATTGGTATTTTAAGAGCATATGCTAATGAAAAAAAAGCACCCATCGATGTTCCGGCAACATCTCTAATATTTTCATCCATTTTATAACAATAAATATATCGTAATATACCACAAATACAAAGAGACCTTAGAGCATTACCGGCAAATACAATATGTGTTATTTGTCTCATATATAAGGAATTTTAAAGATAATCCTTATATTTATTCTTTGGTTAATAATGTAATTTGGTGTATTAATAATATTATTATTATCCCTAAAAAGATAAATAAAAATAAATTATATAAATTGACATCTACTTTAATATTTGTATTCATATTCGTAAATTGTTCAATATTCGCGGGTTTATCACTCGCTTCTTTAACATCCTTATTAAAATTCATTCTTAGATTTTTGAGATAATCAGCGAGAAAAGGAGTAGTTCTATATTCTAATGAATTATCCTGATTATTCGTCTTAATATTATTAATTGATAAATAAGCATCATACTCATCAAAATCATATGCCTTTATCCCATCTTTATTAAAAGAAGGTTGTGGTGTAGTTGGAGGATTTAAGGAAGTATCCACAACCTTCTTAATAAACTCCTTATTCTCACATGCGGGTAATTCATAATTGGGTGCTTGTAAAGGCTTACAATCATTATTGACAACTTTTTTAATAGGTCGTTTCTTTTTATCATCATTCGGGAAAGCATCTTCTATTGAAGCAAAATCAAGCATTTTCTATAATTATTAAAAAGATAAATAATTATAGAAATAGATGGAATTATTAATTTTATTTAAATATATTATTATTGGAATTCTCACGGCATATCTCCTTATCTATGGTTTAAGACCATCTGTCCCTTATCCAGAAGCAATCTTAGAATTCTATGAAAATTTTTGGTTTCTAATTATCTTGATTTTCTTCAATTTCTATATATATCTATGGGATAAAAAAATAGGTGTTTTATTAGGTCTTTCTATAATCGCCTTAATAATGGATATGATACAATTCTCTAAATAACTGATATAAGAAAAATGATATTAAATTTATTTAATGACTGATACAGGAAAGGAACTATTATTATCATCCTTATCATCTTTTTATGAGAAAAACGATGAATATCTTCAAATATTAAAGACAATTATTGACGGAAAACACCAATTATCTTTAAGAATGATTGATTGGTTAGTAACTATTTATGCGAAAAATAATAATATGGTTTATTGGATTTGTTTGAATGATAATAAGATTTATTTAGAAATACCGGAAAATAATAATAATTTTAAGAAAATTAATCTTTATCTTGATTATAGGTCTCAATTAAAATCTTTTAAAAAAATTAATTTCGATTCGTTCCGTCGTCATGATAGAATTACTTATATCTCAAATAAAGGAACTTCTATTGAGACTACTATTGGACAATTGAATTTTTTTAAATGGGCGTTTAGTAATAATGTTATTAATTATGCCCTCGAAAATGAAAAAAAAATTTATGAAAATATGTCTAAAAATTCTTATAAAAGAACTTTGAAAAATAAAAAGAATGTCGTTCTTCCTAAAAATGATATTATGATTACTAAATGTTTCGTATCTTTTGATTAATATGAAGGGGCACTTCCAATCTCTAATGTAGTCTTGCGAATATCCGGTTCTATTGTTGATATTAACCACGGACTTACGGCAACTTGCGGATTAGGAATTTCAGAGCGTAATTGTAAATTAGCATTTCTTAATGATTGACCGATGGTATTAACACCTATGTGATATCCAGCAGTTAAAAAATTTTGGTCTTCAATATTTGCCTGATTTGATGGATTAATATTAGCCCATATTAAATTTTGCGCATCCTTCGGTAATAAATCCTTTGAAGTTAATTTATCTTTGCGAATACAAGTAGTAGGGTCAGAGGAAGTCTCGAATTTCTCCTTAATATCCGTATATTTACTATTATCATCACCATCTAATGAAGTATAATTACATGAACCTTGGTCATTTGGTTCTAATCCAAAAGTTGATGTATCTACTACGGAAGCTTTGGCATATGGGTCAAATGAAGCGGTGCTTTCAAATCCTTCCTTCTTTTTATCTTTATTATTCATATCTCCATAAAATTTATCGAGACTATTTATACTTTCTTTAAAATAAGATGGAGTTATCATATCAATTGGATTTGTATAATGTTCCTGATTATCCCGCTTATTCTTAGAATTATAAGAAAGAAGGAGTAAAAGGATTAGTAATAATAAAATAGCAATTGAAAATGAAATAACGATGGAGGAACTGTTTGACGCCATATTAAATATATCTTTCTATTATCATATAAATATTATTTTCTTAAAATAATTGTTTTAAGTTTCTCCAATTTAGTTTCCCAAATTTTATTATCCGTTTCTTTAATTATTTCTTGATATAAGTTATTAGCCTTGATTAGCATTTCTCCCATTTTATTTATCCTTTCTTTCGTCTCTTCCTCAAATTGTATTATATCATATTTCCATTCTTCCTCTAATTCTTTTCTATTCCATTCAACATCTTTTATAATTTCTATATTTACATATCTAATTGCCCATTTATTAATAATACTTGTTTTAGATATGTATAATCCTAATAATATTACTTCTAAATTAACGACAAAATCCTTATTTTTTTTATTAGAATTTATGAAATTTATAAATTCATATTTCTCTTTTTCCACGTCATCTATTATAATATCTGTCTCTATCTTATCGCTTAATATTAATGTCATTCCTTCTTCATATGAATTAATATAAATATCATCTATATCAATATTATCACAATTCTCATTTATAAACCAAGTTTCATAATTCTCTTTTAAACATTCATAAGCGTCCTTATCTATTTTTCTAATATTTTCAATAACCTTTTTATTAATTACTTCTGGAATATTACATTCTATAAAATGTCCCTTTTTATCATTTAACTCTTTTAAATTTTTTATCTTAACTTCATTTAATTCGATAGAAATTTTATTAACGGGATATGAAATATATATTTTTCCTTTCTTCTGCGGATTTTTAAACAAATGTTTCATTCTTAATTATAATAG